ACTAAAACGTGTACGCTCATCAGCGGTATCTCTACGGTCAGATTCAGCTTCTTTTAAAATACGTACTTTACCTGTGTATTCTTTCATTTTTGTTTGCCTTATTTCTTATGGTGAAACGACTTTAAGGTCTCTGCAAGGTGAGCACGACGAGCTTCAACGCCACCCTTACGCTCTGCGGCCTTAAGCTTCTTCTCTGGAATCTTCTCTCCAGCTGGAACGTGTAGTTCTTTGTGTAGGATACCAGGATGCTTGACGGCGCCCGCGATCCATTGTTTGCCTTTGGTGATCATATGAGTTCCTTATGCTACTGGTGTAATATGTACTGTAGCTGTACCTGTAACAGCATTGGCCGCTACTGTGATATTGCTGTCAAATGTACCTGGCACGCCAACTTGAATAATCTTACTAGAGTTATTCTGAACGGTAACGCCAGATTGTGCGGCACCTGCTGAAGGTACTGTGGCTGTTACTGTGCCAGCTGTTAATGACCAGTTGACAAACACATCATTAGTAGTGTCTAAATTTTCAACAAGAATACTGGCAATGTTGTTAGAACCAGCGGTAACATAAGTCTGTGCTGACGTTGTAGAGGCCGCTATGGCAAAGGTTGGTCCCAATGGAAAAACGTTTGTGCTTGTACTTAATGACATTATTTGATAGCCTTTGTAATGTAGATCTTGTCAGGATTGGCCACATGTGGTACCTTGTTGTAACCAGATTCAATGGGATGACCTTGTGCGGCAGTAGCGATACTATAACGTTCAGGATCCTTTGTTGCGCTTGGACCAATAGACTCCATACGGTCTGCGTGGCAATCTGATTCATTGCCCTTGAACGTTTTGTGACCATAATTCTCTTTGGCTACAAGGCCTGAATGGTTACCTGCATAGCGATGTGTTTTTTCACTACGGTTAACGCCGTCGCCCATTTGGCCGTTGAATGCAAAGTCTGCACCATCGCCTGTTTGTACACGGCTCTTGCTGTGACTTGTGCCTTCATTTGGTTTCATTGTGTTCGTGGCCTTGCGACCTAGTGTTGTATTTTTCATATTACATCATACCCTTCATTTTGCGTACTGCATGGTGATCGTCTTCATGAGCACGACCGTCTGTGTGTTTGATATTTTTAGGATGACTATGGCGAGTCTGCATGGCAGGATGGCTCAAGTCATCACATTCTGTACAGGCTGTGTCTGCTGCGGCTTCATGTGCTTCTGCCATGCGTGCTCCCGCAACACGTGTAGGGCCAGGACGGCTACGTTCAGCACGTTCTTGCTCACTACCTTGTTTCATTACCATACTAGTTGGGTTAAGGTTGTACGTACCTTTTAACGGTTTAGCGGTCATTATAGCTTGTGTCCTTTTTCTGTTGCATCTTCTGCACTCTCAGGTGCATGTTGACTTTTGTGTGCTGCGGTGCTCATGCCCATGATGGTAGTTGGGCGTACTTCATCTGTGACCACATGAGCATGATAATGATCACTACGTTTGCTACTATGATCAGAGTGATGTGGATGCTTCTTAGCTTCACGTTTGGTAGCATAAGCAATAGCAACTGACTGTGCTTCAGGCTTGCCAGCGGCACGTTCTTTAGCAATGTTCTCGCCAAACGCTTTCTTACTCGCTGAATGAATTAGTGGCATTTTGTGGGCCTCTTTCTAAATAATCATCTATAACTTCTTTATAACGCTCTACCCATCCCAAACGAGTATTACATTGTTGGCAAAGTATCCCTCTATAGGTTCCTGGTATCTTATGATCAATAACCATCTTCTTTGCCTTTGCTCCACATATTTCACAACCATATGTAGAACGTAAATAATCTGCTTCTGCTATTGTTAAACCATAAAACCTTTTTAAGTCAGACTTCTTTTGGTTTAATCTTTTCTGTGGGCTCAATGTCCCATTATTCCTTGCCATAACAATCAATCTATAAGTTTATTTAGCTGATGTTTAACCATTGGCCAGGCCTGGAAACGATCGTACTCGTGGCGCGGCTTGCGTAGGGTTCAAGCGTTCTATGGCACGGTCACCAAATTGTCCTGTCGCCGTCTTGCCCACCACTACCTCATGATAGTGGCGACTGGCCTCTGCACGGTGTTTAGAATGTGGTGCATAATCATCTATACTGTGCCTAGCCTGGCCACGGTTTCTCTCCACAGGCTCAGGAGACTCTACGAAACTCGTACCAGATTTGGGATTGGCTGTGCTGGTGCCTGAGGGCTTGTGCGTTGTGGCTTGTGTCTCTCTCAATGGTTTCGTTTGCATAGTCATAGTTACGGTCCTGGCGCCACAGGCGCAATGTTGCCAGGTATTTGATTACTCTGTGCAACTGGACTTGTAGGAGCCACAGCACCTGACGCAAACGTGCTCTGACCTTGCACAGGATTCAAACTCCCATTTTGTGGTGTTTGTGGTTGTACGGGATTGGGTTGCCCAAATGCATTACCAAATTGGCCTATGGTGTTTTGGGTGGGCGTAGGCACCATACCTTGTTGGCTCACAGCGCCTGACACATTGGCTTCGCCTAGGCCTGGATTGGCTCCTGTTAGTTTACCTTGGCTCATGAGGGCCGCTCCTGGGTATTCAAAGCTAGGAGGGCTTGAGCAAAAGCTTCAGCCTTGGCAGCGGCCGTGTCTTCTGATTCTGTGACTTCTACTGCTGTGCGATCTGAGACCACCTTACCAAGGATCATGCGTTCATATTCTAGTCTAGTCTTATGATCACCATTATGCACAGCGTCTACATAGCCTTCTGCCAGCATGACTTCAAAAGGTTTACCTGATTCCTGTTCAATGGCTTCTACCAAGGTTCTGGCGGTTATGAGAGCCGTAGAGCCCTTGGGTCTGCCTGCACCAGGTCTTGCACCGCCACGTGAAGGTGCTTTGATCTTGTAACGGCCTTGGCTTAAAGCGTCTGCGGAGGCGTTGATGATGGCGTTGGTTGTTGTCATATAATTTATTTAGCGTGTGAGGCAAACTGAATCCATTTCCGTGAGCGGTAGGCGGCCTACTGATCTTGCGGTTCTAATTCCTTGGCCAAAAGTTCTAATTCTTTAGCAGCACGTAGAATACGCTGTGCATCCCTAACTCTATAGCGTGGTCTAACGTAAAGCAAATTAACCACTTTGGCCTGTGCTCTTACTACGAGTTCTATGTCTTGTTCAAGAGCGGCCTGTGTCATTCTGCGGCCTCTTATCTTAAACCAAGTTGTTGACGGCAATCATATATGATTGAGTTTTCTGCTTGTAATTGCATCATTATTTGATCGCATTTAACATCATCAAACTTTGCACGAGCACGTTCAATACGCTTAACAAGTGTTTCACGACGTTTAATGGCCAAATTCATAATATGTTTGTAATTCATTTCAATAACTCCTTTTGTTTAACTATACAACTATTATACATTAATGGGATTTTATGGTCTGTGGCTTTTAGACAACGTTGTTTTTACGCAACACGCAGCCAAAAAGAAAGGCCAACACCATGTTGACCTTTCCGCCCCTGATTGTAACCAAACCGTTTTATGTGTTTGCAGGGGTTACAGCCTAATCCGTCTTATTATACATGTTTGCCAGACCTGTGTCAACCTGTGTGGTAGCACGTGTTCTTTTGGCCATGCGTTGTCCTGTACGTAGATTCCAAGTTTCACGGTTGGTCTGGCGATTCACGTAGTCTGCCGTCACAATTTCACGGCCATCCTGCAGGCGAATTCTGTCAGGCTGTTCAAGTTTAGGTGGATATTCATGTCTGCCCATAGCCTTATTTAGGCTATATTAGAGTTCTGGTCAACCTATTTGAGTCAATGGGTATCGCGACCCAGTTATCTACACAACAGGCAATTAGGGCTATGTTGGGGTGATCCGCTGGCACATAATAGGTGGCAAGTGCACCACGCACCGCGGTGCCTGTGGGCCAGACCAATCCGTCCAGGTTGGGGTGTTGAATCAAATCCTCATCAGTCAGTTGTAAATATCTCATCAAATCCTGTGTCGCTTGAGGGCCTGGGCCAGGTCTGTCCTGGGGCATTACGTATATCCCAACCATGTAGCTTGTTGTACATTTCACGCATGCTCATGATTGCGGCCCAAGCATAACGTTTAGTATCCCGTTTATCTAGCGCACGGTTACCACCCTTGTCCAGGGCCGCACGTGCATTTAGAAGTGTGGTTCTGTGATAGTCTTGGGCTATGTCTGGATTGGTTTTGACAGCATGGTCTACGATCGTTAACATGTCTTCCCAGTCTTCATTGCTCCAGGCATGCAAGTATGGATCCCATATTGCACGGTTGTTGATGTCTATGGGCTGTTGTGTGTCAATGATAATTGAATCCAACACCACTGCGATTTCTTCCCATAATTGGGCACCTCTAACAGGATTTGCCATTTTAATTACTCCTTAATGTGTTTATTTATCTATTATAACATCAATTGGCTACGCATTACAACTCCTACTTGATTCCAATGCGTGATCAAGTGATCCAATAACCAAATTTTTTGTTTATGTGTGAGCCGTTCAGTTTCGCGATAAAAGTCACCAATACCCATAAAGATCCCAACAACCTGGCCAGGTACTTGATGTTCTTTGCCAATACCTCTAAGAAATATTTCAGCCACACGAGCCCATTGATCATCTGTGTAACTATCTACTATATAACCCAATTGCATGGGCGTAAGTTGTGCTTTGTCATAAGACAACGATTCTATTACGTCTACAGTTCTCATTTCCATTCCTTATCTATAAGAGGTCTTTACAAGACCTATCACTATAATAAACAACCTCTACTTCGTAGAAGTTGTGATTTATTATGTGATTGTTAACACAACAAATTTTAATTACTCTTGGGCTTGAGATCGTAAGACAGCAAAATAGATCGCAACCTATTTGAATCTTACAAGTTCTCAAGCTCAAAAGCCTTCTTGGGCCCCTTCACTTCAGAGATACACAGATTATTGCTTGAGAGACCTTTGCCTATAGTATACTCTCAACCCACACTTTGTTAGAAGTATGGGCAATCCACAGCACACTCATTGTTCACAGTCCGCGTATCTAAACTGTGTGAGCGGAGCCCTTTCGCTTCACTATTATGACTCCGTTTTAATTGTTCGTTGCGTAATGCCTTGATCAGTTGCCTTTGTTCAGTCTTGAGTTGTTCTCTGTTGTTTACGGTTAATACTATGTGTTCAAACTTGGCCAGGGTCCGTGGTCTTATAAACTGTCGTTTGCCATAGGTATATCCCCATTGAGCACCCCAAGTGGCCTGTTCGCTCATGGTCATTAATGTCCAAAATTCATCACGAATACGAATCAACAAAATGATATCATCAATGCAAGGATGTGCATCTAGGTCTGCGGATGTAATACCACGCTGTTTGAGCCAGTCAACCATTTTCCAATGTTGATTGCGTTGTTGATATGTTAAGTATTCGTTTGTCATAATCTCGTTGTAATGTTTTAGGATGATTTGGATTTACCGCACCTGCCAAATCAGCAGTCCTGGCCCTTACAACGCTCACATTGCGTGAGTGAATTCTTTGCTGTGCTAAAGTATTTAGTATAACTGAAAATTATACCTGTGTAAAGGCTTCCGTTTGATCAATTTGTCCATAATCAGTATGTTCACGTAAAAATTGTTCTTCTGATTCGCTTACAATACCGTAGTTGATCAACTTGCTTTGTATCTGTCTCACAGTCGCACGTACATTGGCTGATTTTTTGATGCCAGCGATGGTGGTTTTGAACGGATCTGATATGGTTTTCATGTATATATTTAACTGATTTGACGCCACGTGGCGCCTAGATTAAATACTCAGTAGCAGATGTTAACGGCACAGCCAAGGATGTCATCGCCCAGAATTTTTGCCGTTTCATACGGGCAGATTGGGGAATCTCCAAATGACCAAATTGGGTCTGCTACCCCACCAAAGGACGTCCTTGTGCGTCTGACAGGACAGGACGCGTCATGTGTGCTTCTCGCATGGCTATAGCCTGTTGTGCCAAAACTTTATATTCTTCTGTAATCTCACCTGATCTAATAAATCCACGCAGGATCATGTTGACCAAACTAAAGATATCTTGCTCTGTCTGACCTTCAGATTCCAAGGCCAAGACCACATCTTCTAATACATGTACCAAACTCTTGTGTTCACTCATATTCAAATACTCCTGGTAAATGCGTGTGTCCATACCACGCGGCTATTCTCTTGTTGGCTATCGCTACATACTTGGGATCTAATTCAATGCCTGTGTAAGCATAATCCAATTCTACTGCGGCACAGCCTGTAGATCCTGAACCTGCAAATGGATCCAGCACATGTCCACCTGCAGGTGTTACTAATTTTATAAGATACTTCATTAATTCAATGGGTTTGACCGTAGGATGATTGTTGCCTTGTGCTCGTTGATCCAGGGCCACAGCATAGCGTTTTTTGGTCACAGGATCAAATGCACCCTGTGCTTGACCATACACAGACGCAGGCATGATCAAGCCTACATGTCTTTCTTGTGCGGTCACACGTGGAGCATAAAAATATTTTTCATAGCCCGCAATATCACCCACAACGTTTGATGGCAAACGTCCCATGTGTCGTGATGATTCAAGATCCAATTTGATCTGTTTGCCTGGGCGACGAGCCATGCAAATGGGTTCATGTGCAGGACGCAAGGATTGATTGCTTTTGGGAAATCCATTACTTTGTATCCACATGATCTGATCACGTATTTCAAAGCCTGCTTGTTCTACGGTAATGGCCAAATGATGATAAGTTCTGGCATGGCCAAAAGCCAAGATATATCCACCAGGTTTAAGCACACGCAGGCATTCTTGGTAAGTTTCTAAAGCACCCGTATTGGCATCCCAGGCCTTGCCCAAAAAGTCAATGCCGTAGGGTGGATCTGTTACTATGCTGTCAAAGTGGTTCGTGGGAAATGTGCGTAAGACATCAATGTTGTTGCCTTCAATTACTTTATAATTCATTTCAGTTCCATTTAATAAAAGGAAGCCCAGGAATCAATGACAGAACCTGGGCTTGAGGAGTGCAGCGGCTATATTAAGGAAATTCACCAATGGCATTAGGAGAATTAAAGTTTGACCGCCGCACATGATTATTTAGTTGCTTTCTTTTTGCGTCCAGGTTTTAACTTGACCATTCCTGCAGGACAAGGTAACCAACGATAACCATGTCTAAATGCATAACGCATGGCACAGGCACGTTTCATATTCATGCCATAACGATCAACAATGGCGTCAGATGAACTGGTTCTAACCCATTGTATGTCGTCTATAGTATATTTGTAGTGTCTGTTGTGTTGCTGATGATCATAGGCGCCACGTGCAACGCCTGCGGGCCAACCTGATTTGATACCGTCACGCATCATGGCATCTAATTTTTCACGCTGTGTGCCTTCCGTTAAATGCGCAGGATTTACGCACAGCTTGTTATGGCAAGTATGATTGATGTTGCGTAGAGTGGGTAAACGTTGATTGGCAATCATCCAGGCCAGGCGATGTGTGGTCATCATGCCACCTTGACCCTTGGCAGGTGCACCTGTTGTAGCATCTACACCTTTGAATCCAATAAAACCATAACCAATATTGCTGGTAATTCCTGTCCATTCAGTACAACCTGATGGCATGATCCGCTGATTGCGATAGAACAAATCTAAGTTTACATAGCGATCTACCACAAGATCTACCAATTTAATATTACGACCCATTTGTGATTCCTTAAAATATTGATTATAATTATTTAGTACTAAATATATTATATAGGAACTGAATTCAATGGAAAAGTATAAAATATCCCAAAATGACGCCTGGGCCTGGCGCAAGGCAGGACACAAAGATGTAGAAGACATTTTGGATTTGGTGGCACAAAATTATCAAGACGAAATCAATGGCATACTTGTGCCCAATCGCACACGTATGGCTTATCACCTGCATAAGTCAATACTTCAACAAACATTTGAACCGCATCAAGTATTAATCACCCTAGCAAGAGACAAAACAACAAACAAACTATTAGCCTGGGCTTGGTTAGAGCGTGGCAAGTATACCGTGTATGCTATGGAAGAACTGGCCACGGCAGAATTTATACACGTGGATTTATCAGCAACTCAAAGACAACGTATAACATTGATAGCACAGACATTAGAACAATGGACGGAGTGGTGTCACGCATGGCGCATACCTGTTCTAACCAGCAGTAGCATTAGAGCAGATCAACAGGCATTCATGCGCCTGCATGAGCAGTTTGGTTTTCAAGTTAGAGGCAGTATTGCCTACAAGAGGATTGTATGAGTACGTGGCTTAGTGGAGTTATTGGTCAAGGTATTGCGGCAAACATTGGAGCCGCAGGATGTTATGGCAGTAATCAACATGCCGCACAGCAACAAGCTATGATGGCCCAACAAGCGTATGGATTACAAAATATGAGTCAAGGACAAATGGCAGCATCACCAAGTGGTTTTGGACAAGGCGGGTTTGGACAAATGTTTGAACCTGTTAAGTATATGATTGATGGTAAGTCAATGTCATTTGAGGAGTTTGTCAACACAATCTATCCAGCGGATTGTGCTGAAAAGACAATGTTAATTTTAAGATTAAAAAGAGAGGATTAAATGGATCCAGCTATTGTATTTTTAATTTTAATGGCAACATTAATGAGTCCATTTATTTTAATGGGCATAGTAATGATAATAGAAGCAATTAAACACTAAGGAGATGTAAATGATTCAAGCAGCAAATAAATTTTACGTAATTGAAGCCTTAGGGCGTAGCAAAGAAACAGCAGGTGGTATTATTATTCAAAACACAGATGAAACAGAATTGGCACAGATTGTCAGCATTGGACCTGACATAGACAAGAATCCAATTCCTGTGGGCAGTCGTGTTGCTGTTAATTGGAGTAGTGTGGTCAAACTAAAAGTTGGCAGAAAAGAATGTTTTGTCATACATGCTGATCATGTATTGGGTGTAGTCAAAGATGATTGATCTACAAGACATACGCATTACTACAGATCCAGATTATCCTGACAAAGTAGAAATTGAAATGTTGGAAAACGGAGTTGGTGTAGAAGGTGGTCAATTTGATTTAGGCCTTTTTATCCAGGCCATCAAACAATTTTACCACGCCAACTATTAATCTGGATCGTATACTTCGCCCTGTATGGCGTACTTGATTTCAATTAAAAGACGTTCCATGTTGGTCAAACGCTGTTCAATAGCATTGATTTTTTCAAGTACGCCATCAAAACGTTTGTCGCATTCGCGTATGTGATCTTCTAAACGATATAATTCAACCAATTTACCCACCACGGCGTCCTCTGTCAGTATGACGTCCTTCAATTTCCAATGTGGCTTCAATCTTCCAACAGAAGGTGGCAATCCGTTGAATATGATCAGCGGCCATATTGCACACATCTGGATAGTTGGCCTCTTGGCCTGCTTCGTCCATTTCATGATACACATCAATCATGGCATACAGGTTATCTAAAGTATCCATTAGGAGACCATCTGCATCCATGGCAGGCATGGTGTCTTGTATAGCACTTAAGGTTAGGATCATGTCAATGGTTTCTGGCACACGACCAACACCACAGGCCTGAATCTCTTCACCCAGCACATCAATGTTCTTTTCCAAGTATTCATAAATTCTTTGTAGTAGTTTGTGGTCACTGACAAAGTTGCGTCCACGTATGTTCATGTGGCTGGCATGAGCACGTTGATATGCCACAAAGTTTGAAGCATATACTCGTTCTAATACATCATGTAAATTTTTAAGACTCATTGTTGATTACCTATCATGTTATATTGGTGTGCCATTGCCCGCATACGGTCAATAAAATTAGTTGAAGTAGGAGCGGCCATTGGACTTTGTCCTCCAGCAATTTGATTTAATCTTTCAGGACCACCATATAAATTTATGGTTGCCGCATCACCTGACGCTAAAACATTAGCCGCTTCTTGTGGTTGCAGTTGATATTGTGCACCTGCGGTATGTTGTACATTGCGGAATGCCTGTTGTGCAATACCACCTTGACCAGCTGCCAAGCGTTTGCCTAGTTCTGCGGCCTGTGCATATTGTGCGGCATCATAGGCATTCATTGCTAGACCAGCTGGACCTAAAACTTTACCTGCACCACGTAAAACTGGACCTAAGATTCTAGAAGCTGCACCAGGAATTTCTCCTGCTTGACTTTTTAAAACATTTAAGGCAGCCAATGCATCTGCATCATTGGCTAGATATTCTGGTAATTTATAAGTTTCTAAAGCAACTTTTCCACCTTTAGATTTAACAATTTCTCCAAGTGCATTAAGATCCTCTGGTTTTAATTTTCCAGCAATGGTATTGAATGCAGATGAACTTGCTTCTGGTACAGCACCAGCAACTTGACGACCTTGTTGTAGACTTTCTTTTGCTGCATTATATACATTGTACAAACCTTTACCAGTTTGAACACTAGCATATGGAGGTGGTATTCCAAAATGCATTGCACCAACATCAATCAATGCTGTAGCTGGATTTTTTACATAACCACCCAAGGCACCTTTACCAGCTTCAACTAATGGAGTAAGTGTCTGTCCAATAGCTTGTGGATTAATGCCAGTAGGTCCTGGCACAGCAAACTGAGGCATTGGAGTTTGTTCTGGTATTTTGTTTATAGTTTGTTTTGTGGTTTTATTTTCACCCAAGAAGGCATCAGGATCAAATCCTTTTGCTGGTTCATTCTTAATGGTCTTTTCTTCTACAGGTGTAGATGTTTTACCTTCTAGGAATGCATCTGGATCAAAATCACTCATTAGCTTACACCTAATTTAGCAAGTATTTGTGGACTACGTTTGTCTTCTGGATGACTCTTTGCCCATTCATATGCGGCCTTCTTATGTTCTTCATCTTGGTCACCAAGCATGTATTTTGGTTCTGGAGCTTCACCAGCCATTTGACGTTGGCGATTGATACCACGCTTGATTGTGTCAGTAAGGATCTGTGCATTGCGTTTAAATTCTGTTTCGCTAATACCAGGATCACTCAAGGCAGCGCGAGCTTTGGTTGCCGCGGCACCTTCTTTGTCACTGATAGCACCACCACCTTTTAATCCGCTGAAAGCATCCAAAAACTCTTGTCCCATCAACTGATCATATTTGGCTTTCCAGTTACGTGCTTCTGTACCTGGCAATTGTAAATAACCTGTTACGCCTTTTAGACCAACGTTGGTTTCAAAGCCAGGATGGTTAATAACATCATTGACCGTGTTAAGCATTTGGTCAGCTTGTGCTTGTGTATTAGGTAATGCTTCTTTGATTTTAGCAACATCAGCCGCATGTTTGGCCAATTCTTCATCATAGGCTTTTTTGCGTGAAGCAAATGCCGCTGGCGGTTCATTAGCAAATGGCACAGGAGGAGCGCCAACACCTGGAATACCAGGATATGGACTTGGAACAGTACCAGCTTGTGGTGTAGGACCTGTTTTTACTTGTGCAGGAGCCGCTTGTGGTGCTTGACCTGGAACAACTGGACCTGACACTGGAGCAGGTTGTGGTGCCGCTTGTGGAACTACCGCACCACCAGATGTAGGCGTTGCTGTAGGCACTGGTTGTCCACCAGTAACAGGAGCTTGATTAGGCGCTGCTGTCATTGGAGCCTGACTATTGATCACTTGTGGTAATGAATAGTTTGTACCATTCTCAGCATTGAATTTGGCCAAGAAATTGGCTTGTTCTTGCAATGGTTTATTAAGAAGATCATTACGCAAGGTCTGTAACTGTATAATATTTTTCGTCGCTACGTCTGAACCAATTCCGTATGCACGTAAATTGGCACTTGAACCAGAATATACTTTACCCTGATTGTCAACTAAGCGTGGACCAAATGGCGTTGTTTGTTCATAATAAATTTCACCAGTAGTAACGTCTTGCATCTTACCAGTGTGCTGTGTAACACCTTTCATATTTAAGGTGTTGATTAGGTCTTTGCTAGACAATTCACCTTCTGAATTATAACCTTTTACAGGAGCTCCTTGACCATTGTATTTGACCCAAGCTGGTTTGCCATCAACTATGGTTTGACCCCACATGTCACCTGCGCCAAGTTTTTGTTGTTCATTTTTGGCTAGGTCAGTTAAACCTAAACGATGAAACAAATAGGCTTTTAAATAGCTACCTTCTTCGCCTTCTTCTTTAAGAGCACGTTGCATGCCAGCACCGCCGTTGGCAACAATTTGTTGCACTTTCTTTTCAGCTTCTGCTTGCATTTTATTTTTTTCTAACTGCGTAGCGTGTTCATCAGCATAGGCACGTTTGGTAGCAGGATCAATCAAATGATCACCTGCGTAGGTACCTTGACCTAAAGCACTTACATCGCCTGAATTTAATACAATGTGATGTACTGCTTGTTCTTCTGGAGTCATACCAACATCACTGCTTGGAATACCAGCAATGATAGGACCAATTTTTTTAGTTGTTTTTTCACCAGCTGGCATTACTTTAGCAAGGTAATCTTGTGTTTCTTTTGGAATGTAATCTTTCCATGTGCCACCGCGTTGATCAGCGGTCTGCATGGCACGTTCAATTGTGCCAGGGCCTGCATTATAAGCGGCCGCGGCCTTTTCTGGATCTTGACCAAAATGATTATACATACCTTCAAAGTAGCGTTGACCAAACAACATGTTACCTTGTGGTGTAGCCAATTCTTGTGGAGTAGCAGGAGCTACACCATAGCCTGGTTGTGCCGCTGTGGTAGGCATGACCTGTGCTATACCAACAGCGCCTTTGGGACTGGTCACAATGGTACCATCTGGATTAAATTGTTGACCACCTGATTCAGCTTGAATCATACGACCAAATGTACCTTGTGGTGCTTGTGGTGGTGTGTATGGTTGTGGTGCAACAGGAGCAGTTGCTTGTGGCATTTGAGCAGGAGCATTAGAAACCTGTGTGGCATTTTGAAATGGTTGCATGCCTGGCACTGGTTGTGGTGCAGGTTGCGGTGTCTGATTTGCCATGGCAGTTTGATAACTGACAGGCATTGTAGGAGCAATAGGTTGTACAGCAGTCTGTGGTGTTGTAGCCTGTGGCTGACTATTGGTGCCAACGGTTTGTTTATGTGTAACCTCAGCACTACCATCTTGATTGTAGTTGATAGTGGTTGATTGTGGTTGCACGTTGGCCTGTGGATTATTGGTGTTGGCACCCAATTGTTGTCCAAAATAGTTGGCAAGAAAATCGCCAGTGCTTGCGGCTGGGTTACTGCCCATTTGGTTGCCTATGTATGAAGTTAAAATTCCCATTCTGGATCCTTATAGCGTAATGCCAGCGTTGGTTGAGTTACCTTGTTGACCAGTTGATGTAGTAGAACCAATGGTGCCACTAAATTGTGGATTGGCCTGTTGTGTACCAGCAACGCCACCATATAAATTGGCCAATTGTTGTAGGTAACTCAATGGTGCTTGACTTGCTGTTAGACCTGCTTGTGCACCTGTTAGGCCAAGTTGTCCACCTTGTAAACCCAATGAACCAAGGCCTTGACCTGCTGTCAGTTGTTGGTTGGTGATGTTGTTTAACACTGAGCCAACTGCCTGCTGTTGATTCAACATGTTTTGGCCTGCCAATTGTTGACCTGCCAAGGCAGCACGGCTTGAACCAATTTGTCCAGCGCCACCAAAGCCTGCATTTTGTGCCGCTATGTTTTGTGCATATTGTTGTTGTGCAGGAATTAGCGCAGCATTAATTTCAGCTTGTTGATAGGCAGGGCTTGAAATATTGCTTAATGCATTGATACCAGAACTATAAGCACCAGCACCACCTTGTCCTAAATTTTGTGATAAGGCATTGCCTGTTTGTGCTAAATTAGTGGCAGCTTGATTTACTCCACCTGCACTTTGATTATACAAATCAGTAGCAGAACCTAACACAGAACCAAGACCTTGTGCAGCCTGTGTGCCTAATTGGGCTTGATTACCTATGTATTGTCCTTGTGTGCCACTGATTACGGGGCTGGTAGTAGTGGTCCCACTGCTACTTGTTTTACCCTGATTATAACTCATATTGCTTATCCTTGTCTATTATGTATTTAACTATATTACCAATCGCCGCCAAAGTCACCGCCAAAATCGCTACTAAAATCAAATTGGCTTGTATCAAACGTTGGTTCTATAGGTTGTATATTAAAATCGCCTGAGCCTGTAAAATCTCCACCACCACCCAGACCTAATGTGTTTAAATCTAAATTGTTGCCTGATGTGTCTGTAATGCTACCTGATGTTAGATCAACAGGATTATATCCCAGCTCTGCATTGGTTGGTCCCATTTGTTCTGTGCTTGGCGGAGTTGTAAATTGAGTTGCAGAATTTGGACCACCAAACAAACTTTTGCTCATTGTGGTACCTGTGGAGCCAACCAATTGACTGGCCAATGAACCAGGGGCAAATCCAGAACTTGATGCAGGTGCGGCTGTGCGTGGTGCAGATGTAGCATAAGTAGGTTGTGCCGCAGGAGCAGTATAAGTAGGTTGTGCCGCAGGAGCAGTATAAGTAGGTTGTGCCGCAGGTTGTGCCGCAGGTTGAGATGTTCCACCAAATATATTGCTAACACCTTGTGCAATAGTATTACCAATACCTTGTGTTGTTTGACTTATTGGATTTTGTTGTGGTTGGTTATATACTTGTTGTTGTGGTTGACTATAAGATGGCATTGAAGATGTAGATTGATTACTTGGTGTACCAAATAAAAAATCCATCAATTCATTTTCAAATGAATTTGATCCTGAACTTGATGTTCCTGTTGATGATCCGCCGCTTTTGCCTTGACTCATTTTATTGTCCTTGTGGTGCCACTGGCGTTAAATTGGTAGGATTAATTGTTTGTATAGATGTAGGACCAACCAATTTACCAAGATTGGTTGTTGGACCTGATACAGGAGCACTACTTGCACCCATCGCATATCCTGGATTAATACCAGGTGCAGTCAGTTTGTTAAATTGTAAATTGCCAGGTGCAATAGTTGCGGCCTGTGCAGGCGCAGCACTTGAACTACTGCTACTAGATTTATTACTTAATAAATTTGATAATAAAGCACCAACCCCAGCACCTGCGGCTAACATACCCAATGTTCCCAATAAACCGCTACTGCTGCCATTGTTATTTGTATTAGTTGATCCACCCAACAAACTACCTAATAGGCCTTTATTTTGTGTTCCAGTTTGTGTTCCACCTTGTTGCTGAATAGTTTGTTGGGCGGCTTGTTGTGCAGCCTGTTGTGCAGCCGCTGTGGTAGCAGGTGTAGATGGTATTGGATTACCATATTGATCATATCCACCACTTTGATTTTGTGTCACAACATTGCCGTTGTGATCCACGGTAACAAGGTTACCATTGGCATCTGTAGTGGTTGTGGTATCTGTTGGAGTATATTGATATGGACCTGCTTGCCCAATCACGTTGCCATTGCTGTCAACCAATTGACCTTTGCTGTCATAGGTCACTGATTGGCCAGTTGAATCAACTTGATTGCCATTGATATCACTATAGCCAGTTGGTGAACCTGGGTCAGGGTACACACCTGTATCAGTGCTAGGTGTATAACTATAATCTGGTGCTATTGGAGTAGTA